ATTAGCTGAACAAACTGCCCAAGCTGTGCCAGAAGCACCTCCGGTTAGTGATATGTTACCCAACGTACCAACAGAATAAAATAAAACGGTCATAACGACCAGGCTAACGCCTAAATAAGTAAAGGAGAAAAAATGTCAGACAATGTTATTCAAGAAAACGCTTACGAGCCTCAAGGAAACAGTTACGATGGAAGCGAACAAGCTTACGAACAAGCTGATCAAGCACAATCACTAGAAAACGCTCTTAATGAAAAAAAAGAAACAGAAGAATTACAATCTAAAATCAACGAATTAGAGCAAAATGAACAAACTGAACAAATCGAAGAAACTGAAGAACCTAAAAACGACGAATTCAGTTCTAAATTTGCAGCATTATCACGCAGAGAAAAACAACTACGTGAAAGAGAAATGCAACTACAAGAACAATATGAATCAAAGCTTGCAGAACTTGAACAAAGAATACAAAGCCTGCAACAACCTGAAACTATTGAAGAAACTACAGAGCCTGAGCTTCCTCTAGAGTATAGACTTAAGAAAAATCCTCTAAAAACACTAGAAGAACTAGGACTTTCATACGACACTCTAACAAATTTAGCATTAAATGATGGCAATTTAACTCCAGAAATGAAAATGGAGCTAATGCAACAAGAAATCGATCAAAAATACAGTAAACAGATCGAAGAACTTAAAAATGAACTGCTAGAGCGCGACAAAAGAGCAGAAGAAGAAAAATACGAAGAAACTGTTAACAACTTTAAAAATGAAATTGCTAATTTTGTTAACGATAACGACGAATATGTAATAATAATCAGAATTACTGTAATTTATATCAATCACATCCCTTGTTTCTGTGTTGTATACATAGCACCGAGGGGAAGAAGCGGTTGGTCTGGTTACGGTTAAAAAGTCTCCAACATTGTCAAACGCTTTATCGGCTACAGCGTCAACATCAATAAGCCGACCAAGATCGCGAGATGAATCAGTGGCACAAGCCGCATCATTACTTAAATGGAATGATTAAGACAAAACAACTATTAACAACTAACTCTAAAAGGATAATAAAATGAGCTTAGACATTCAATCATTCGACGCAGCTCTTAAGCAGCACTACACAAACGACAGAATCGAAAACATGGTTTACTCTGATAACCCATTACTTGCACTTATTCCAAAGTACGAGCAATTTGGTGGTAGAAACCTTCCAATCCCTGTTATCTACGGTAACCCACAAGGGCGTTCAGCTACTTTTACTAACGCTCAAGCTAACAAAACAAACACTCAAGTTACTGACTTCGTACTTACAAGAAACAGTGACTACTCTCTTGCTTCAATCAGCAACGAGCTTATCGAAGCTTCTAAAGGAAACGCAAACGCATTCATGGAAGCTGCTACAACTGAAATCGACGGAGCTATTCAAGCTGCTACTAGATCACTTGCAATCGCTATGTACGGTTCAGGTTCAGGTTCAATCGGTCAAGTAAGCGCAGGCTTCACTGGTACTTCTCTTCAACTTAAAGACATCGAAGATGTTACTAATTTTGAAGTTGGTATGGAAATCGTTTTCTCAAGCTCTAACGGCGGTGGATCAGTTAAATCTGGTAGACTAACTGTTAACGGCGTAAACAGAGACACAGGCGTTCTTACAGTTGACGCTGGTTCAGCAGTAGACGGCGGAACTGGTCCTGCAACTGACGACTTCGTATTTGTTGAAGGTGACTACGATCAAAAAATCAAAGGTCTTGAAGCTTGGATTCCAGCTTCTGCTCCTTCAGCTACAGCATTCTTCGGCGTTGACCGTTCAGTAGATGCTACTAGACTCGGTGGTATTAGATACGACGGTTCAGCAGAGCCAATTGAAGAAGCTCTTATTTCAGGTGCTTCTCGTGTTGCTAGAGAAGGTGGAAAAATTACTCACTGCTTCATCAGCTACGGAAAATATGCTGAACTTGAAAAAGCTCTTGGATCAAAAGTTCAATACGTTGATCTTAAAGCTACTGCTGACATCGGCTTTCGCGGTATTATGGTAAACGGACCACGTGGACCAATCAGAGTAATTGCTGATCAAAACTGTCCATCTTCAGTTGCTTATATGCTACAACTTGATATGTGGAAACTTTATTCACTTGGTAAATGTCCAAGAATCTTAGATTCTGACGGACTTAAAATGCTTCGTGAGTCTTCTGCTGACGCTGTTGAAGTACGTGTAGGTTACTATGCTCAAATGGGTTGTCGTGCTCCAGGCTACAACGCAAGAGTTCAATTAGACTAATTTTTACACGCTAGGGCGCATAAGCGCTCTAGCATTTCTGCTCCACCTTTGCCAGGTAGAGACTAAAGGAGAAAATCATGGCTAACCGAAATTTTCACAGAATGCAATCACTTACAAGAGAAGTTAAATCACTTTACGCTAAAGTTGAAATCGGCGCAACCGGCGCTCCAACTTTAAACCAAAATTTGTCAATCGGAGTAGCTTCAATCGTTCGCGAAAGCGCAGGCGTTTACGAAGTAACTTTGGATGACAAGTACAACAACTTGCTTCACGTTGACATTGTTCAACTTGTAGCAACTGCTGAAGATCTAACTTTTCAAATTGAAAGCGACACAGTTTCAACTGATAAAAAATTCAAGTTCCAATGTAAAGCAGCAGCAGTTGAAACAGATCCTTCAGACGGAAGCGTTCTTTTATTAAAAATTGACCTTAAAAATACTAGCGTAAGCAGATAATTAGGAGTCAACAATGTTACTTAAAGACAACAAAAAAGGTCTTGTAACACTTATCATGAAACGTATGAAAGGAGGGGGCGACATGTCTCCTTCTTTTGGTTCAGAAATGCCCGAAAAATCTAAAATGAAAGACGGCGCAGAAATGGACAACGAAACCGGATATGATGCGTGTTGCGAAGGAATGATCGAAGCTGTAAAAAGCGGAGACAGTAAAAAATTTAAATCTCAGCTTAAATCATTCGTTTCTATGATGATGGATGAATATGAGCAAAACGAAGACGATTAAACAAAAAGCGTTTAGCAAGTCTAAGCGCTTTTATCACTAAAGGGGCTATAATGTCTATATCACTGTTAGAATTAAGAACCCAAGCTAGACAAGTTGCCGACATGGAGGACAACGAATTTATAAGTGACACAGAATTAAACAATTATATAAACTTTGCAATTGCAGAATTACATGATATTTTAGTTTCTTCATATGGAGAAGACTATTTTTTAAATGAAATAAGCGGTCAAACAGTTTCAAATACAAACGCATATGATCTACCTTCAGACTTTTACAAGCTTAAAGGCGTAGACGTAAAACTCAACGGTTCCGATTATGCATCATTAAATCAATTTAACTTTAACGAAAGAAACAAATACGAAGACTTTGGATCTTGGACGTTACTAGGTATATCAAATATTAGATACAGAGTAATGGGAAACAAAATAAGGTTTACACCCACTCCAGACGCAAACGTTGATTACAGACTATGGTACATACCTAAAGCTACAAAACTAGTTGCAGACGAAGACACATTAGACGATATTAATCAATACTCAGACATGATCATATTATCAGCAGCTATAAAAATGCTAATGAAAGAAGAAAGTGACACAACAGCATTAAGTAATGAAAAAATGAGAATCATTAGTCGTATAGAAGAAGACTCAAAAAATAGAAACGCCGGAGACGCCGAAAGCATTTCAGACGTTTACGCCGAAAACAATTCGTACATATGGTACACTTCTAAAGGCTAATTATGAGTAACAGTATTAAAACATTTAAAAAAACAAGTTTTGATGACAAAGATTTAGCAAAATTACAAAATAACATAGAAATATTAATACAACCTGTATTAAACTCACAAGTAATAGATGGTAATTTAGTAAAAAACGTAATTATTAAACCATCACAAAGAAACGAAGTTTATCATGGACTAGATAGAGAACCTTTAGGCTTCATAATAGTTAGAAAAAGAGCAGATTCACGTATATGGGATTTACAAGATTCAAACACTGCTAAAAAGCGAACATTTACATTAGCATGCTCACACCAAGTATGCGTAGATATATGGTTTTTTTAAAAGGATAATATATGTCAACACCTAATATGTTACTTTCACTACCAACTGTAACAGTCACAATCGGACCTGATTGGGCAACCCAATTAAACGCTGCACTAGAAGTAATTGATCTTCACGACCACTCAAGCGACAAAGGCGTTAAAATCACTCCAGCAGGTTTAAACATTAACACCGATTTAAACGTAAACAACAACATTTTCTACAACTTTAAAGCAATAAAGTTGCAGAACCAAGATACAGCATTAACCGGATCATCTAATGCAAACTCAATATACACTGTAGCTGGCAACTTATACTACACCAACGGCTCCGGCTCAAGCGTACAATTAACAGACGGCGGCGCTCCAGTATCAGTACCAGCAAGCGCATCAAGCTTTGAAGTTACTTTAGTTACTTCTGACGTAGTAATTACTAATTCAGATTCGTTTGTATATTTAATAGTAGACACTTCAACAACAAGAAGCATAACTCTACCGCTTGCATCAGGAGTATCAGCCGGACGAATTTACATAATAAAAGATCAATCAGGAAACGCAGAAGCCAATAACATTACTGTTAACATACAAGGAACCGATACAATCGACGGTCAATCTTCATATGTTATAAACAGTAATAACGCTTCAATAACCCTCGTCGGAGACGGAGCAGTTAACTGGTATGTATCATAGGAGATTAAATGAGCCTTATTAAACAAAAAATCTCCTTCCCATTAACAGAAGGGATTAATACAAAAATAGATCCAAATCAAAAGCCTTTAGGCACTATGGAAAATTTGGAAAATGTAGTATTTACTAAACCTGGTAAAATATCAAAACGTACTGGATACGATCTTGTCAACACTAAACTAATAGACGATACAGTTATTCAAGACGCACAACGTTTAACAACTTATAAAAATGAACTATGCATGTTCAACTCTACTAACCTATATAGTTATTCAATGTCTACTGATCAATGGACAAACCAAGGTACAGTATCTAACATTTTTCCAAGAACAAGATCAATTATAAGAAATACATACGAGCAATCAAACATTGACAGCTTACACGTACTTGGACTAAACATTTTTGCATGGGAAGATTCAAGAAACGGAATTCACGTATCAATAATCGACGAAGCTACTGGCAGCGAACTGTTATCAGATACAAAAATAACATCTACAGGTATAAAACCTAAAATAGAATTTATAGGTAATAACATATACTTTTTTTACATAGATGGAACAGATATAAAATATAGAAAAGTTAATTCAATTAAACCAGAAACAATAGAAGCAGAAGTTGTAGCAATTTCTTCAGACGTAAACGCTACGAACAAAAACTATGACGCTGCCTCATCCAATGATCAAATTTTTATAATATGGAATTCTTCAGCCGCTACATTAAAAACTACTACAATATTTTCAGACGATTCAATTGAAACTCCTATAGAAGATTCAGGCGAATCACCTTCAGGATGTATAGATCTTGAAGTAGATCCAAACGGAAGATTGTTAATTTCCTATTATAACGGAACCGATGTAAAATTCCTAATAAAAGCATTTAACCTACTTGCTAACATTTTAGCACCTCAAACAGTAGAAACAATTGCAAACATCGTAAACGTTACTACAAACTCAACAGACGGAACAACTTACACCTCATATTACGAACAAAGCGCAGCATCAACTCAAAACCATTTAATAAAGCAAAACACTGTTACTTTATTTGGCGTAGTCGGAACGCCTTCAATATTTATACGCTCATGCGGATTAGCCGCTAAACAATTTTCACATGAATCAAATATTTACATTCCAGTATTGCACAATTCAGCATTACAATCAACATTATTCATACTAAACTCAGACGCCGAAGTAGTTTCTAAAATTAACCAAAATATATCAGGTGATTTAAACACATCCGGCTCCTTATCTAAAGTTTTTGCAATCTCAGACACTACATACTTAATAAGCTCTCAAGTTAAAGGAAGAACAGTTTCAGAAAATAACATTCTATTTACGCTAAAAGGTGTAAGTAGATCAATTCTAGACTTTAACTCTAACACAAGATTTAACAACACCGAACTAGGTGACAGTCTCATTACAAACGGCGGTTTAATACAATCATACGACGGAAACGTAATAGTCGAACATGGATTTAATCTATTTCCAGAAAATTTATTAGCAGGTTCAACAGCTACAACAGGCGGCTCAATATCTGACGGAATATATCAATACGCAGCAGTTTATTCATGGACTGATAATCGTGGACAAAGACATAGATCAGCACCGTCTATCGGCTTAGACGTAACTTTATCAGGCGGAACATCTACACAAACACAAACAATAGCCGTACCAACTTTACGCATTACTGAAAAAGAAAACGTTATAATAGAACTATATAGAACCGAAAACGCAGGTACAGTTTTCTACAAAGTAACTACAGATTCATCACCAACATATAATGACAAAACAGTAGACACTGTAAACATAGTTGACACAACCGCCGACGCAGATCTTATCGACAATGAAATCCTATATACCACAGGAGGCGTACTAGACAATATCACACCTCCTTCAGCATCTATTATAGAATCTTTTGGTAACCGCATATTCCTTGCCGGTCTAGAAGAGCAAAATAAAATACAATATTCAAAAATAAGACAGGAACGTTCAGCCATAGAATTTAACGACTCTCTCATACTTAATGTTAACCCCAACGGAGGCGATATCACCTCTTTAAAAGCTATGGATGATAAACTAATCATATTTAAACAAAACGCTATATATTACTTAGCAGGAAACGGTCCAAACAACTTAGGACAACAAAATAATTTTATCGAACCAGAACTTATAACCGACGACGTAGGATGTACAAATCCAAACTCAGTAGTGTTATCTCCTCTAGGAATAATGTTCAAATCTAGAAAAGGAATTTACTTATTAGATAAAACATTATCAGCAACTTACATTGGAGCAGCAGTTGAAGATTTTAACAGTTCAACAGTTACAGACGCAACTCTTGTACCGACAAAAAACATTGTTATATTTTTAACTAACGAAAACGCCTTAGTATTTGACTATTTTGTTAATAAATGGATAGCATATACGAATCATAGAGGACTATCCTCAACAAGATTAAATGATACATATTACTACGTTAGACAAAACAACGAAGTATATAAAGAAGCATTGCATCATACAGACGCAGGATCTTTTATAAAAATGAAACTAGAAACATCTTGGATAAGCTTTGCCGGCGTACAACACTACCAAAGAGTATATAGAATGTCATTACTAGGAAATTACAAATCCCCTCATAAGCTAGTAATTAAAGCAGCTTACAACTTTAAAAATGCTTTTATTCAAGAAAAAGTTATTGACACGTCTGAATTTATATCAGATAATAAATATGGAGAAATATCACCATACGGACAAGAATCATTATACGGCGGAGACGGTAATTTATATCAAATACGATTAAATATGAAAAAACAAAAATGCCAAAGCATTAAAATAACAATAGAAGATTCAGAAAGTTCACAAAACGGAGAATCTTTAGAAATATCAAACTTACTATTTGTTGTAGGTGTTAAACGAGGAGAATTTAAAATGTCTAAATCTAACACATACGGAACAGAAGGATAAAAATGGCAACTATAGAACAAATTGACGCTCAAATTGAACAGTTAAATCAACAAAAAGCAGATGAAATAAAAAAAATAGAGTCAACTGGTATTAACTATAGTACAGATGATGTAACACTTACTAGATTAAGATACGATAGACAAATAAAAGAACTTCAAGGTCAAAAAGCTCAACTAAAAAAAGAACAAGATTTTCAAGAAAAAGCTAAAATCGAAGGCGCAGACAAACTAGCAGAACAATCGCAGCAAATGCAACAAGAATCTAATCAAAGAAATTTACAAGCTGACGCGCAACGTATGCAATCTTTACAACAACAAAATGATTTTATTGCAAACCTTCAAAATCGTGCATCAGGACAAGTAGATACAGCAGCACAAAAAGCTTTAAGAGAAGCAAACGCTAGACAACAAGCAC